ATTGGTTTCTTCATACCACAATCTTGTAAATAGAAATTTTTTAACATATAATTACTAACTTCTGCATTTTGGAAATTCGTTTGACTTAGTCCACATTCGTCCTCACCAATGCGACTTGCGTTATCTAAAAAACCCATATTTGATGACATATATATATATATATGTCATATATATTTTATTTAATTTGTTGCTAATTAAATTATTCTAAATATGCACCTTCTTTTCTTGACGGCATATCTCCATAACACCATTCCGCAAACTTTGTTTGTGCGTTAGGTATTTCAGTATTTGGAGTAGTGTGAAAATTTCGCATAGAAAAATCATATTGCATTTCATCGTCAGTACTTCTAAACAAACGTTCGTCTGCGTTTCCCGAAACAATACTTGCTTTTGCACACTCGTCTAATTTATCTTTAACTTCCGGTGAATAACTAGGTTTAGCAGCACAACGATACGGGTTATCTGCTATGTCCGTTAATAATACATTCATTAATGGATTATTTTCTTTAGGATTAACAAGTTCACATTCAGTATTAGTATTCATGTTAGTATAATCTGATATACCTTCTACATCATCCATTTTTTTGTGAAAAAGAACTATTGCAACTATTGATACCACACAAGATACTATTGTGTATAGAGAGTTTGTTATAATATAACTTATGATTGATAACATTATTGTTAACCTTGTTAACGCATTTAATTTTTCATTATCTTTCATTGAGTCTAAAGGAAAAATATTTTTTATATATCTCCTGTCTATTAATATTAAAGGATTGTATATCCAAAACGATTGATTCATATATATATTTTAATTTATTATTTTTTACCTTTTCCTTTTTTATTATTTTTCTTTTTTTTCGACGACCTTTCAACTTTTTCACCTGTACTAAACACCGATGTCTCCATGTCTTTGATATTCATAAAAGTATCTTTTACAATATCATCTTGTGTCGGTGGCATTGTCGGTGGCATTGTCGGTGGCATTGTCGGTGGCATTGTCGATGGCATATTTTCTTGCGCTTGTTTTCTTTCATCCAATTTTTTCTTCATGCGTTCCTTCATTTTAGTTGTTTTTAAATTATTATTTAAATGGTTTTGCATGGCATTTAGATCCATTTTTCCACCAGCTGCCATACCCGACATACCTGGCATATTTTTAAAAAGAGATTCCATTTTATCCATTCCTGGCATATTTTTCATCTTCTCCATCAATTCTGTAGCTTCTTCTATTAATTCGCTTTCTTTTACATTTCCAGATTTTATCTTTGAATCTAATTTTTTACCTACACTTGACGCCATGTTCATTAGTTTATTTGGATTCTTAAAAAGTTTTTCAAACACCTGTTCGGGTTCTGTATTTTCATCTATATTAATGTTCAAATCTTTTACTGTCTCTTCCGCAATCTCTTTTGCTAAATTACCTAATTTTCCATTCAATAATGAATTTAGATGATTATGTATATCCTCGGGGTTAGGTAATTGACCCTCACCAGAAACATCATCCATATTTGCATTGCTTAAATCAAATATGCCATGCATATTTGATACGGCATCAAATAATTTATCTTTTAATTCAGTCTCGTCCATATCTTCAAATATTTCTGCTGATTTGCCAAATAAATCCTTATCGTTAACGTCACCAATTATAATAAATAATATAATCTGTAAATATTTCCATATAACATTCCTTGTTTTATCGCTTATATTATCATCATTCCATAATACTGAAAATTCTATACCTGGTAAAAATTTTGTATTTATATCGTAGGTTTTAAATATATCAACATTTTTATATAAAATATCAAAAAAACGCTCTGGATAAACGTTTTTTGTATAATTTAAAAGATTTGTTAATACTTGTTCATTCTCTTTTTCTTCATAAATAGCTTTTAAATCGTCATTTAAATCATTAGATAATTCTGGAAATGTTGTTAGCAAATCTGTTATTAAATCTTTTATCACCTTTTTAAATTCTATACCACTACTTAGTTTATTATTCTTGTCGTCATCGTCTTCACTTTCGTCGTCCTCGTGATCATCGTCGTCATCATCGTCCTCGTCATCCTCGTCATCATCTTCGTTATAATCTTCGTCATCATCTTCGTTATCATCTTCGTCATCATCGTCGTCGTTGTTTTCGCCCTCTGTGGTGCCCTCTGTGGTGCCCTCTGTGGTGCCCTCTGTGGTGCTCTCTGTGGTGCTCTCTGTGGTGCCCTCTGTGGTGCTCTCGGTGGTGCTCTCTGTGGTGCTCTCTGTGGTGCTCTCTGTGGTGCCCTCTGTGGTGCTCTCTGTGGTGCCCTCGGTCTCGATATTGTCATCTATTTCATTTTGAATCTTCGTATTGCTATTTAACATTTCGTCCATATTTATTTATACTTTAAATACTTTTAAATATTAGTTTTAATTATATAATTTAGATAATTTTGTAAGATTAATAATATATTTCATAGTAACCTTTTTATCATTATCAGAAAGTTTTACTATTTGATCCCTAATTGCTTCTATTTTATTATTTATATATGAATAATCCCCGTCCCAGTTTCTTGCTTTTGCTATTGTTTCTATATCTTCATTGTAATTTTTATTTATAAAAAAATCTATGTTTTCATTTTTTACATTTTCTTCGTATTTATCTGCAACTAAATATTTCCAATATGTTATAATTACTCGTGGATTTATTTTACGTAATCCTTCAAAATAAATTTTACATGATACCAACTCTTTATCGTATGGAAACACAATTACAATATCTTCTAGAAATTCATTAAATTGTTCTAAAAACGTTTTTAGAATCTGTTGATTACTTGCCATAATTATATTATATATACTAAATTATTTAATATAATTTAGTATATTGATATTAAACTTTACGGATAGGTTTTGCGACATCAACATTTCTTTGTTCTTGTAGTTTTTCTACACTGATTTCACCCACTTTATCTGGTTCATATGTATCGGGTGGTGTTGATATTGACGTATTTTCATCTATTTTAACATAATTATGCATTTGACGTAATCCTCCACCACCTTTTGCTGAAAGTTCATCTGATGATTGATCCCAATAACTATACCCATCTGACATACTACTCATTTGATTCAACCCGTATGCCATAGGTTCTTCATTTCCAAATGTAGCGGTCGTGGTTTCCTGGGCTTGTGTTGGTTGTAAATGATTATATATTTGTTCTCCAAATAAAACATGGTGACTGTGATTCAGTAATAATAATGCAGGAACTTTTGTTATGGTAGGCGGTAATATTACTTTTTGATTATTTTCTAATACTATTTGTGTTGCTCCGGTCGTATCTTTAACTCTATTATCTACACAAATAAAATGAATGTCTTCTTTTATTTTATTAATTCCTGAAATAGTCTTTATTAATTTCTGTGAAGGTTCGCAATAATTACTATAGTATAATATACAACTCATTATTATTATAATCAATAATTAATATATATATTTAACTTAAAATTGAATAAATAAATATTCATAATATTTATATAAAGATGTCTAATTCTATATCCGAAATTTTAGAAACAAACAATGATATGTCATTTGTTATTAATGGTACTGATTCCAGTATAGTTAATGCTATAAGGAGAACCATACTTTCAGAAATTCCCATTCTTGGATTTAAAACTACTCCACATGAAGAAAATAAATGTGAAATAACCACTAATACAAGTCGTTTCAATAATGAAATCATTAAACAACGATTAAGTTGTATTCCGGTCCATATTAGCGATTTATCAATTCCTTACGAAAATCTTGAAGTTTCATTGAATGTTAAAAATAATACATCTAATCTACTAATGGTAACAACAGAAGATTTTAAAATTAAAGATACAACAAACGATACATATGTTTCGTCACAAGAAGTAAAAAATATATTCCCACCAAACAAAATTACTAAAGATTATATATTGTTCTTGAGGTTGAGGCCTAAACTAAGTGAAACTCTTAAAGAAGAAGAGCTTAACTTAACCGCTAGACTATCTTTGGTTACAGCAAAAGAAAATGGTTGTTATAATGCTGTATCTATATGCACGTTTAATAATCTACCTAATAATGTTAAGATACAAGAGGCGTGGACCGCAAAATCAGCGCAGTTGGCATTAACAGGTATGAACGAGACTGAAATTTCTGTATATAAACAAAATTGGCTACTTCTTGATGCAAAACGAATTTATCTAGACGACGCATTTAAATTTAAGATAAAAAGTATTGGTATTTATAAGTGTACTGATATTGTTAAGATGGCATGTGATATTCTAGTGAAACAACTAGAAACAATATCTGCAGGGAGCGGTTTTGCGGTAAAAGACAACGAGACAACCATGGAAAATAGTATTGATGTATTATTTGAAAATGAAGATTATGCAATAGGAAAAATGCTTGAATATATGTTTTATACAAATTATTATATGAATACCGAAACCATAACATATGTATCGTTTTATAAAAGTCATCCTCATAATACTGAAAGTATATTACGATTGTCGTTTAAAAATAAAACTGAAAAAACAGCCATCTCTTATATATTATCAACGGTTTCTAATGAGTGTATTGAAGTATTTAAGAATATTAGATTACAATTTTAATGCATGCATCTAATACAATATAATTTATTACTACATACTATATTTTTAACATCTTTTGTAATATTATGCTCGTTTGGATCACATACATAACAATAATGATGTAAACATGAACCAATGTGTCTGATTCTTTTCTTTTACAATTAAAAATATTACATACATTATCCATACTTACATCATTATCTATATATTTCATCCGGAAGTGTATTCATAACTTTACTTATTAAATTATTATTTAGGAAGGAATTCAATTTATAATTTAATGAAATAATATCTACTTTAAATATAGAAATGACCGAAACTGAAACTGAGACTATGAATCTTGAATTAGGAGATATTATTAAAATTGTATCACCTATTAATGAAACAACCAATAATAAAACATACATAATTAACTACATAGATGAAAATGCTATAAAACTAATTGATGTAGATACAACCGAAGATCTCATATTAAATATAAATGAAGATGGCAATCTTAACGAAGAATATATTGATGAAATTATTCTATTGGATAGAAGCGAAATGAAAGGTTACGTTAAACAAAATAATCTTGAAATTAATAATTGGATTGATATATATTTCACTGGTGATATACCTTTTATCATAACTGGTATGATAACAAATATAGAAGAAGATATGATTGAAATAATTACATTTGAAAACAACGAAACGATTTATATTGATTTTGCATATCAAGGTATACCAACAGATCTTAATATTAAAGAAATTGCCAAAAGAGATAAACCCGTTACGAACAAAGAAGATGAAGAAACAAATGTTATTGATGACATTGAAACCGAAGATTACGAGTTAGATACATATATAATACCTGATACAATAGACATATCTAAATTACAGGAAACCATAATAGATGCTGACTCAATAATTATTGGTGAAGAAATAGGTGAGGTAACTGAATTTGTTACGGTTGATGACAAATTTAAACGTTATGGTATTGATACACAAACCAATGATTTATTAGATGAATTGCTATCTACTATTCCAACAAGTGAAAGAACCACAAAACGATTAAATACGTTACATCTCTTAATTGAACGATACAAACAATTACGAAATGAATATTCAGTATTTGATGAAAATAATAATGCTAATAAGGCAAACCCAAAAGGTTCCAATTATAAACCATTTGTAAATGTTTTAACTACACTAGGTAAAATATACCATTGGATATTACCAGTTGTTACGCTTCAGAAGAAAGTATATTTGGAAGAAATTGAACAAGACATTGATGACTATGTTTATATTGCCAATAATTCTCTTGTCTACGAATTTAATCAACAAAAACAATTGTTAGAAAACTACATGTCAAATAGCATATCCATAGACGGCAATAAACACGCATATTTGTATAATCAACTTGATAAATTAAATACGCCATATGTTAATACTAACATTGAACTTGATGATGTTATTTCTTTAAAATCAACAACCGACGTCTTTACTGTTATAAATAATTACGATGAATTTTATACTGATGTTGTATCAGATGACTTGATTAAAAAAAGTCAATACGTTTTCCACAAATTCTTAGAAAAAGACCCTGTTTTATTAAAAGGATTTATTACATTACCAGAACAATTAATTCGTTACTCTAATGTTGATACGCCTACATCAAATATTATGATTAAATCACATTTAAACATGATGCCAATTCACTATTGGAAATTATTCAATAAAAAGACAATGATTAATAATGAATATCCAAGTGATGATAATTTCTTTAAAGACATTAGATACTATGATTTTAAAGATTTTAATGAGTCGTTCTTAGAAAACAAAGAGAAACCACTCTCTACTATTATGACAGATAATGTTGCGGGCATTGACATGTCTAAAACATTTTTTCAACTTACCAAGTCTGATCAGTTCATTGTTTTTGTAGACAGTTTAATACCAAAAACAAAAACATTATTTAACAAAATTAAAAAATATATAAATAAACCTATTAATTTTGTAAATGTTATTGAATACCTTGAACCATTTCATATCTATAAAAACGATATATCATTCAAGCAATTTCAAAATATTATGTTTTTTATAAAAGAAAATTTGATTGAATATAAAAAAAAATTACAAGAACAAAAGATAGTGTTCTCTGAATTAAAAAAAAATAAAGACATTAACATATCTAATATACTACAAATATTTAATGAAACTGAAAAAGAAAATTTAAGTGGTTATTCTATAACTAATAGTAATAAACTATCTTCTTCCGAAATAATTATCAAATTATTGGCAAGAGACAATGGAAAACTTTTCGCAAGTATGATATCGTTATCAAATCTTCAACTAATTGGTATGGAAAACTTTAATGGTATTATAAATGATCAAATTAATAAATTTAATATTGAGACCGATTGTTCAAACCATAAACTATCTAAAAAATACACCAATGAATCTCAATTATTTAATGACAACGATAAAGTAATTTATTACGATAATGATTTTGACTTAACCGATTATAAATTTATTAAAGATAATTACCAAAAAGAAAGAGATACATTATCTACAGAGGAATTTTTACCATTTTTATCAAAAAAGTTACAAGAAAAGAAGAAGTTATCACCAGAAGACTCTGTCAGAGAAGCTTATGCGATGATTGAACTTAAAAGACCTGTCACTGAAAACATTTACGCAATTTTAATAAATCAAGATGGAAATAAAGAATATTTTATAAGAAAAAATAACAAATGGATTAAAGATGAAGATATTAAATATAATTTAACAATTAAAGATAAATGGGACTCATTATGCGATGCTAAACAAGAATGTTTAGTGTCTGATGATAAATGTGTTGAAGGAGAACTTTTAATTAAAGAATCTATTCTTAAAAACGTACTTAGCGAATATGACACACAAAACGCCGTTAATCAGTTTGAAATGACTGAAAGTGTCAATTCAAAAATATTGTATAATAAAAATGTTCTGCAAAAACTAAACACTATAAATTCTAATCGGTCCTTTAAATATAATGATATACAACTTAATATAGGTTCAGATGCATCAACGTTCGACGCAGTGACATCACCATATTACGAATTAATGGATAGAATATTAGGCACTTTAGATTTTGTAAAAAAACAAAATTATATACAACAATTTGCAGAAAAATATACACGATTACCTTTTGATGACGAATCAGAACACTGGTTTTATTGTAATGAAACATCTACTAAATTATTACCCAAGTTTCTATTAACTCTCGCAAATGCATATATTCAAAATACTGATTATAATAGTGCCCTTCAACAAATATGTAGAGATATTGGTGTTTTGTCCGATGACGGCAATTCAATTGTAGACAAACATAGTGGTCATGTAATAAAATTAATTGAATTTGATACAGATGAAGGTTACAACGAAAGCGGGTTTAAAGTAAAAAGTCGGTCAGAATTAGTGGAAGATTTAAGTTCTAAATTATCTTTTTCATCTGAAGAAAAATCTATCAAAATGTCCCCTGACACGCACATGTGTTTAAATGTCATTTCTGCATTTGAGAATTTTATGGGTATATCCCTGAAATCATCATACGAATTTATAACAAGTAATGTTTTTATTTTAATAGATAACGATATTGGCGACGAAGAAACATATAATAAGATGGCAGAGGAAGCTAGACTTAAAAAAGGTAAGAAAATTATTAATTATACTACAAAAAAAAATACTTACCTTTTATTATGCACTATATCATACATATTTATATGTGTGGCAACTACGACACCTACACCGAAGGTAAAGAAAACCTTTCCTGGATGCAAAAAATCTTTCAAAGGATTTCCTTTAAACAATGAAGATTATAGTGGATTAACGTATATTGCTTGTATCGCCACAAATATTAAAAGCAATGAAGAACCTTGGAATACGCTAAAAAAAATTAGCGAAGCACAGCTTGTTAAGAAATTAACTTTATTAATCAACGAAGTATTGCTTAAAAATTCTGTCGTTAAAGAAAAAATTAATAATAAACTAAATTACGACCTTACCGAAGATACCGAAATTCCATCCATTATTGATGTTAAAACATGGGAGACATTTCTTCCTCCATTGTCTAAACTGCAACTTAAAGTATCTGAAAATATAAATGATGCATTTATAAAATCTACATTCGCTAATGTTTCGCTCGGTAATGCAAAACAAATAGAACAAATAAATGTTATATGTGGTAAAATAGTGCATTTTTCTATGTATATTCAAACCATGATTGCCAATATCATAAATAATGCCGAACCTTTGCTTATGAATTCAAGTAAAGAACCTTTCATAGACAATGTATGTTGTAGCAATATAAAATCTGTTGCGGATTTTTTAAAAGAAAAGAACCCAAATATTTATAAAACTAGCGTTCTTGTAAATGAACTTTCAAAAAAATTAGATATAATTGATACCTACACCAAAGCTGCCACACTATTTATTAACGTTAATACACGAAAATCTTACCCAGTTTTGGCAAATACGTTGAGTGAATCAACAGTCTATAAATCATTCATAGTTTATTGTAAGTTCAATGATCCGATTATCATTGATAAAAATTTAATGGATATTTGTATTGATAATAAAAGTAGTTTTACGGATGAAAATACCATTGAAGAAAAAATAAATATTTTAAAACAAGAAAGTAAATTTTATAGCATCGAAACATTGCATCAACTTCACCGCATCATTCAGCAAAATATTGATTTGTCATTTAAAAATATACATCAAAACAATATTGGAATCGTTCTTAATGAAGTTTCATTGCAAACAAATAATAATTTACCACCACAATTAGTTACCTTATTACAAGATATGATTAGGACACGTACTATTGCACAGGTTAGAATACAGGGTGCGTCGGGTGCGGACACTACCACAAACGAGTTCAAAGGGGGCGGGAATGCAAAGGGTATAGATACACAATCCATGCGTAATATTAAAAATTACTTGGCCGAAAATAATGAGAATCTTAAAACTAATATTAAAAATTTTGTAATTAAAAATACTAAATCTTCGAAGAAAACCGCTGCTAAAATTGATGAATTTTATAATAAAATAGAAAGTTTGGGCGATTTTAAAACGCATAATATACTGGGCAATGAGGACCAACATATGTACGAGCTTACAGATCATTTATCTCGCTATCTAATGAATATAACTACAATATACCCTAATATGATTAAAAATAATGTTACATATAACCATGAAGACATAACCGTTCATAAACATTGGAATCTTTCTTTCAATCATCAGCTTTCTATTAAAAATATGATTAAAGACAATTACAACAAACTCGTAGAACTTTATGACGATATTTTAATTACATTTATGCAAAATGTAACACCTAAATTTAATAATATAATGCTATTAGCTAATAATATTCCTCGTCATAGTAGTACAATAAATGATAGTAACAATGTATTTGATAATAAAATATGCGCTTTGCTTTATCAACATTTCGTACTTCTATCACTAAATATGTTTGCGACCCTGTCACAAGATGACAATATTATAAGCGAAACTAATACGACGACCTCTATGTCAACAGAAGTATTTGAAGAAAAAGATAACGGTGATATTTCACAAATTGAAATACTAATTGGAGAGAAAAAAACCAAGAACCAACGATTAGCAACACTTATATCCGTTTTTATTGATATGTATCTTGATCAATACTCTGGTTCTATATATGATTATCAATCCGTTATTGATAAGGTTCAACGTTCTAAAGATAAAGAAAAAGAAGAATTTACAACATATCTTAAAGATTTATCTGAAGACCAACGTAAGGTTGAAGATATTAAAAAACGCCATCAGCTTGAAAAATGGTCCAAAGGATTACAAAAAGGTTTAATACAATACAACAAAGATACCTTTGATGAAGAATATAAAGCTTTAGAAAGACGTGCCATTTTTGAAAAAAATATGGGACTCAGCGATGAAATAACTGAAATGAATAAAGATATATTAATGCTTGACGCAGAAGAAAAACACTTTCGTGATACGGAAATTGATGACGATGCTTATGATATGTCAAATATGCATAACGACGACGATTACGATGAAGATATTATGGATTCAGGTGATATGATGGAAACTATTAGAGATTATGATGATTAGAGATTATGCTAATTAGAGATTATTAATTAATAAAATATATATTAATTAATATATATATGAAAATAACAATAAATAAAAAAAGGAAAATTAGTATTGCTATCTACATTTTTGTAATACTATTCACTATAACACAATATGTTAAACCTAGTTTTCTTTATACTAAACAAGGTTATATAAGACAATTTGGACTAGGTTATAAAAATAAAACTATCATACCTATGTGGTTAGTTACTATTGTTTTAGCTGTCATTTCTTATTATATTGTAATGTATATTTTGATTTGATTTGAT